CAAAGTCGACTTGGAGTCCGCAGGGAAGGCGATCTTGTCGATACCCGAGATGAAGCCGCTGTCTGAGCCGCCACCGAAGTAGCCTGCCGTGCCGCTGTTCGCCATAGCCGCGAGGTCGCTGCGAGCCGAACTGAGCGTCGCCGCCAACGTGGACTTGGAGTCGGCAGAGAACGTGATCTTGTCAATACCCGAAAGGTTGGTGCTGCCGTCGAAGCCGCCCCCGAAGTAGCCGGCGACGGCGCTGTTCGCCATACCCGCGAGATTCCTGCGAGCCGTGGTGAGAGTCGCTGCGAGCGTTGATTTGGTGTCGGCGGGGAAAGTGATCTTGTCGATACCCGAAGTAGCGGCGCTGTCTAAGCCGCCCGCGAAGTAGCCCGCCGTGCCGCTGTTCGCCATACCCGCCAAGAGGCGACGAGCCGTGGTGAGCGTCGCCGCCAGCGTCGACTTGGAGTCGGCAGAGAACGTGATCTTGTCAATACCCGAAAGGTTGGTGCTGCCGTCGAAGCCGCCGCCGAAGTAGCCTGCGACGGCACCCGCCGCCGCCGCCGCTGGCGATGCGAGTAGTTGCACGGCTTACGCCGACAAGTTGCCGAGCAGCACCGCAACCGACGCAGAAGTAAAGAGCAGCGTGGCGACCCCGTACTGGCCCGTGATCTTCATCTTCGAGCCTTGCGAGTTCACCGTCATACCTGCCCCGGCGGCGACCGTCACCTGGCCTGCGCCCAACTGGACAAGGTTCACGGTGTCCCCGGCGGAGAAGACGGAGGCGGGCACGGTCAGCGTGATCGCCGACGCATTGTTGAGCGTCACATAGTCACCAGCATCGCCCGAAACAAGCGTGTAGGTGGTGCCGGTCTGTGTCTAGGTGTCGAGGTTAAAGCCAGCGTTGTTGTTCAGCGTGTTGCACTGCGCTGCGGTCAGCACCTGCCCTGAGGTGAAAGTCTGCTTCGCCATACGCCGCGAGATGGTAGCAGGCGGCTACGCCAGCGCGTTGTCCCCGTCAAGGGTTCCGAAGGTTGCGTCGTCCAGCAGCAGTTGGAACACGATCTCGGCGGTACCCAACCTGAACTCGGCCCGATGCGCCCCCGGCGTGATCGTGTGACTGATCCGCTCGATCGACTGATACTCCGTCACCGTCAGCGGCGACCCCACCAGATAGTTCCGCTCGACCGTCACCACATCCCCCAACTCCAACCCGTTCACCGTCGCACGATCCGCCGCCGCCAACCCCGACACGAACACCCCCAGCGAGTCAAACCGATACAGCGGCTCCTTGTACCTGTCCAGCAGATCAGCCGCCAGCGTCGCCGCCTGCGCATCCGTCGAGAACAGCAGCCCCGACAACGCCAGCGTCGTAATCCCCCAAGTCGCCTGCGAGGTGGCATCATTCGCGGTCTGCGGCGTCCCACCCTCCCTCGTCGCCACCACCTTGTTGTAGAACAACTCCTGCCCGAACGACACCCCGAGCGTCGTGTAGCGGATCGCCGCATCATCCTTGAACGCCGCCGACACCGACGCGAACGCGGACGCCACCCGATCCGTGAAGGTGAGCGTCCCGTCGCGGGCCACGAAGAAGTTGCCCTGCTCGGCGGTCGCCACATCCTGCAAGTATTGGATCACATTCGTGTTTGCGGCGATCGTCTGCGTGCCCAGCGTCGCCGTCCCCGTGTCGATGTCCGTGTCCCCGTCATAGTCCACTTCGCTGAACGCCAGCACCGCCGACACCCGCGCCCCCGTCAGTTGCGAGGTCGGGGTGCGATCCGCTGTCGTCACCGTGTTCGCCAAAGTCACGAAGTCGTCGGCGCAGTTGATCTCCACCGTCGAGATGTCGGTGCTCTTACCTGTCGCATAGTCGAGCGAGATGTCGGTGATCCGGCCCGTGAAGATCGTCTCCGACCCGACCGTGACCGTCACCAGACGGCGCGGCGTCACCCCCGACCTGCCCTCCGACGCATCCCAATACGGCGAGGTTTCGTTGATAGGGTCGAAGCGGCGATCGTTGTTGTTCAGCACCAGACGGCAGGTGCCAGCCGAGAAGGTTTGCAACTGATCCTGCCGACCCCGCGACACCGACACCTCATAGCAGAACGCCGAGATGTCCTCACCTTCGAGCGTCCCATCCAGCACATCGGTGCCATCTAGCGTCGAGGAGTTGAGCGTGAACTTGCGGACGAGGAACCCCAACTCGGCGAGCACCGTCAGCGTCTCGCCCGACGCGAGCGTGGTCGGCACAACTACCCGCTGACAGCCAGCGGCAGCGGCCCGTTCCGACGCTCATAGCGTTTCAGCACATCGACGATCTGATCGCCGATCTCCGCCCCGTCGGTGCCCATCCCGGCGTTCACGACGATGTTGATGGTGGTGCCTGTCGCGTGGTCGCCGAGCGGGATGATCGCCTCGGGGCCGCTGTCGCCGACGATGCCGAGCGTCGGGCGCGTGACGATGCCACCCGCCGCGAACATCGGCACCATCCCGAGCCGCCGCTGGATCAGTTCGTTCGCAACCTCCTGCGAGAAGAGACCTCTGGCGACAGCCGCCGCCTCTGCTGCACCGATACCCGTCATCGGCCTCGGGGTCGGTGTCGGCGTCGACGTCAGGGCCGGGATCGGGGTCGGCACAACCGCAGCAGGCGCAGTCGTGCGCGTCGCCGCCGCCACCACCGCCGCAGCCGCCTCCGCCTTCGCCACCACCGCCGCAGGCGTCGCCGCGCGCACCTTCGCCAACTCGCGCTCAGCCTCGATCAACGCGACCAGCGCATCCCGCTCCTTCTCGATCGCATCCGCGACACGCTCAGTCGCCGCAGTCTGATCATCCTTCGCCGAGTTCAGCGCAGCCAACGCCTCCGCGTATGCGTCGCTCCCCTCCTTCGCCCCGTTCACCGCCTCATCGAGCCGCCGCTCCGCCTTCGCCAGATCGTCGGTCGCCTCGGCCTGACTGTCGGTGGCATCCTTGACCGCCAACTTCGCCTCAGCCAACTCGATCTCAGCCTCACGGATCGCCTGCGCATCAGCCCCCTTGCGGGTTTCAGCCAAGTCCTTCTCGGCATCACGCACCTTCAAGGTCGCCTTAGACAGGCTGATCTCTGCCTTGCTGATCGCGAGTGTGTCTTTCTTTTTGCGGGCGTCGGCCAAGTCATTCTCCGCATCACGCACCGCCACCTTCGCAGCAGCCAAGTTGATCTCTGCCTTCTTAGCCTCCTCCGAACTGCCAGCACGCAGTTCCGCCAACTTCTTCTCGGCGTCCCGCACCGCGAACACGGCACCCTCCACCCGATACCCCGACCGCTCCACCGCACGCTGCGCCTTATCCAACTCGCGCTGACCGTCCCTCGCCTGCTTTGAGTCGCGCCCATAGCCGGTGGTGACGCGGTTGAAGTGCTCCTGCGCCTTCGTCACCGCAGCCGTCGCCTTCACCAAGTTGAGGTTTGCCGAGGCGACATCCCTCGTCGCGTCACGCGCAGAACGCTGCGCCCGCGTCACCCCTTTCAGGGCGTCGATGTAGGCCGCCAACTGTTTGCGCGCCTTGTCCACGGGTGACTCGCCCGGGCCGGTCGGATCATCAGGATCAGGTTTGGGCGGTCCTGCTTTCGTGATAACCGCGCCCCGCTCCGCGTTGCGGACGGCCCGCAACTTGTCGATCACATCCGAGATCGCCTTACCCGTGAACTTGGCAGCGTTAGTGATCCGTCCGAACTGCACCTCGCCGATCTGCCCGATCACCGGCAGGTTGATGCCGATCGCCCGCAACGGCGAACTCAGACCGTTGATGACCTTGATGACGATGTTGATCTTGCTGATGAACCCGTTCACCATCCTTTCCAACGCGCCGATGATCGCGTTGATAACGGCGTGCACCACATCCCTGAAACCCTCGAACCGCACATACGCGGCGGCAACTGCGACGCCGAGCGCTATGAGCAGAGCCACCACACGACCCATCGGCGTCTTGAACAGGGCTTCTCCGAAGAGTATCTGGGCGATCGTCGCCGCGACCGTCACAAGCCGCAGCGCGACGAACGCCGCCGTCAGCCCGTAGATCACCGTGCCGACCGTCCCCAGGTTGCCGATGATCGCCAACGCCTCCGTACCCAGATAGCGCAGACCACCCGCCAACCCGCCGTCACCGATCGCGTCCGCAAATGCCTGAACACGCGGAAGTATCTGATCCTGTATGAAACTCACGATTTCCTTGAACACAGGCAACAGGGCGGTGCCGATCTCGGCCTGCACATCCTTGAACGACGCGATCAGGATGCGCTGCTGGTTGGCAGCCCCGTCACTCGTCCGCGCGAAGTCGCCCTGCGCCAGCGACGTGTCTTTCAGGATCAGTTGGTAGGCGGCCTGTGCTTTCGCCGACACCGACAACGCCCCCGACCCGTCGTACAGCCCCATCGTGAAGGCGACCTCTTTCAGCCGCACGTCGTTCAGGGCGACGCCGAACCGCTTCAACGGCTCCGTCTCACCAGACAGCCCCGACCTCAACGCCTGCAACGCATCCTCGATGTTCGTGTTGTTGAACGATGCGAGGTCTGCCGCCAGCGTGACGAGCGTGGTGCTCATGTCGGTCGCCTTCTCGCGGCCAATACCGAACGCTTGGAACAGGTTGCCGTAGGTGCCCGCCGCCTCCAAAGCCGCCTGCTGACTGATGCCGAGTGATGCGGCGGCGGTCTTGGCGAACTCGCGCACCATCCCCGCGCTCTGCCCGAACACCACCCCGACCTTGCTCTGCGACTCCTCTAACGCCGATCCGGCATCCACGAACTTCTTGCCGACGACGGCGGCGACAGCGGCAGCCGCAGCCCCATACTTGGCGAGGTTGATTAGCCCGTTCGACAGCGCGCTGTCCACGGTGCGCAACGCAAAGGTAGATTTCGCACCCGCACCCTCCAACTTGTGGAAGTCGGAGATGGCGCGCTTGATCCCTTTCGCGTCGAAGTTGGTGACGATGTTTACGCCTACTGCCATGTCGTCACCCCGCGAGGATCGCCCGCTCGATGTATTCGTCCACCTTTGCCGTCGTCAGACGGAACGCGGCCTCGATCTGCTCGTGCTGCGCCTTGACCCCGGCGAACAGCACACGGCTACGCGTTTTGCCGGGGGTCGACTTGGTGCGCAGATGCTTGTCTAGGTTCTTGACGAACCGTCCCGCCGACTGCGAGCCCGCGCTGTCGTACACCTGACCGCCCGCATCTCCCTGCTGGATGCGTAGCACGGGAACCTGCCCGACTCCGGCGCGGGGCGCACGCAGCGTCGTCACAGGCTTCACACCAGCCACAGCCGCCGCCTTGTTGTAGCCGGGTAGCCGCGACGGGCCGAGCCGCTCTAAACTTGAATGCCACCGCGCCAACGGATAGAGCGCGAACCCCTGACCCGCACTCAGCGCGATCACCCGCCCCGTCGTCTGCAAGTCGGTACGCAACTGCTTCAACACCTCGGGCTCGTAGTCGCGCAGATACTTGACGACCGTGCCGACACCCTCCACGCGCACCGATGTCTGAGCCATAGCCGCCAACACTACTTGCGCCGCGACTGGCGCTCCGCCCGCCGCTGGATGTATTGCCACATCGCCGTCATCATGTGGTCTCCCGCATCCAGCAGGTCGCCTGGGGCGATGCCTGTCTCCACCGCGAGCGCAGCCACCTGATAGGTGGCCGACTCGCTATCTATCCGTCCAAAGGGGCGGGTGTCGTCTCCTCGCGCACACCGATCTCGTCCACCGTCGAGTTCCACGCATCGAAGCCGAGCGTGGTGCGCCCGCGCCGCTTCTCGCAGGTCCACGCAAGGAACGCCAGATCGGTGAGGAACATCTCCGACTGCAACACCGTCACCGACTTGCCGCGACCCTCGGGGCGCGGCTTCTCGAACGCGATGAAGTCGGCGAACACCGCATCGACATCCGCCGACTCGCCCGTGATGAACTTGACCGTCAAACCGATCTTCATCGGTTGCCCTCCTCCGTGTCGCAGTTGATTACGAGGTTGCCTTCGTGAGCGTGCCACCCGTGAAGGTCAGCGTGACCTCACCGATCGCGCCGACATCCCCGGCGTTGATCGGTGTGTGACTCGACAAGAAGCAGTTGGTCAGGGTGTAGGCAGGGTTGGTCGAACTGGTCGCACTCGAAGTCGGCTTCACCACCACCGTCGTCTGCGTCCCTACCAGCGGGAAGATCGTGGCCTCGACATCGGAGGCGGCGAAGTCCTGCAACAGTGTGACTTCCAGCGAGTTGTTCTGCACGCCTGCGATGAACGCCCGATGACCGCCCATGACGGTCGCGTCCTGTGACTCGATCTCGTAGTTGAGCGTCACGCTGCGCACGTTGTCGCTGAGACTGACCGAGTTGATCGTGACCGAGACATCCTTGAACGCGATGACTGCCATGACTACTTCTCCTCGCCTTCCGCTTCGTTCTTCTTGAGGGGTCTGCTGCCGATCGGGGCGAGATGCCCGCCCTCGACCAGCGCCGCGATGTTAGCACCATCCAGATCGGTGTCGGAGACGGTAGCACCCTCCGCCAACCCCACCAACCGCTTGCTCACCACTTTGTAGGTTGCCATTATCCGTTCACCGTAACCTGTGTTGCTAGTTGTAGGAACTCGGCGTCGGCGACGCTGAGCGATGAGATGTTCGTGGTGGATGCTACTACAACATTCTGCGTCACGCCGCCGAGCGTCTGGTCGGACTCGATGACGGCGCGCAGGCTCTTGGCCCCGGTGAACGCGATGTATTCGTCGAGGTCTGTGTGCGCCCTACTGTCGTCGTACCGTCCGACGATCACGATGACGGTCAGTTGGAACTCCACCATGCCGCCACCCATCGCCCCGTGATACCTGACCACATCCAGACGCGGGAACGCCGTCGGCGGGTTCACCTGCGCAGGCTGATACGAGAAGGCGCGCAGCCCCGAGATCGTCGCCAACCGCGTCTTGATCCCAGACAGCACTTGCGACGCAGTAGCCGCCATCAGGCCAACCCGAACGCCCTGTAAGGGTTGAGCAGGTCGCGCACATCGGGATCGACGGCCCGCACCTGCACCGCCATGTCCGCGAAGCCGACCACGCCGAGCGCGGCGTTGTAGCGGGCGAACTGGCGGGACGACAGCAGGATCGCCGCCTCACGGATGTCGTGCGGCACCGCAGGCCAACCCCACACCCCGACGATCTGCGCCAACGCCAACGCCGGGATACTCGTCAGCGGGAAGGTCTTGCCGCCCGACGCGACGACCCGCCGATAGGGGCGCGACAGCCGCGACACATCCAACGGGTTCAGCACATAGTCGGTGCCCGTCGTCCATGTCGTCTCGTAGGTGCCGTCACCGTTGTTGTCCGTTTTCAGGGTCGTGATCGACACGAGATCGGGGATCGCCAACGCATACGAGTCGGAGCAGTAGAAGGTGACGGTCGCCGACTGCTGATAGAAGAACCGTCCCGTGTAGCCGTCGATGCGGCGCGACGCCGCCTCCACCGCCTGCTCCAACAGCGTGTTGTCGGTCGAGTCGGTGATCCGCAGCGCCGCCTTCACCTCTGCCAGCGTGCAATACGGGTTGGTCGGCATCGCCTACTCCTTCCGCTTGCGTCGCCGTCCGCGCGGCTTGGCCGCCGTCTCCGCCACCGGCTCGGCGGTCGCCGTCTCAGGCAGATCGAACACCTCGTAGCCGTAGCCGCGCAACGCCTCGTCCACCGCCTCCACCCGTTCGGTGAGACCGCGACGCCGATAGCCGTCACGCTCCACGAGGAGTGCGCGGATCATGCTGTCCATGAGGCCGATCTTAGTGCGCGGGTGCCGCCGCCGAAGGGGGACGGCGGCGACACCCGCAGACTTGGAACCGCTTACGCGGTCAGCGGTCAGAAGGTGGGTGTGGCCAGCCCGGTTCCGCCGATCTTTGCCCACGCATTCGGGTACCTGTTCGCCGTTACCGCGATGTACCCATAGACGATCATCGTGATGTCGAGTTCGGCAGCCTTCGGCTGTTCGAACCGCAGCATCATCGGGTCGCCGTTGCCTTGCTCGAACAGGTGCAACTCCTGCAAGTTGCCGACGAAGATCGTGTCCTGGTTCGCGCTTCCGCCCTGCACGATGCTCACGCTCGCGTCGGTGATGACGGGCAGACCCATGATCGAGTAGCCCGAGTTGCCGTACTGCGGCGACCCCTGACCGAGCACCGTGGCGTTCTGCGGGCCAGCAGCGAGCGGCACCGCGATCGGGCGAGCGGATGAGTCCACCGCCGCGAGGAAGAACGCCAGACGGCGCGGGTGCATGATGATCGAGTTGGGGCCAGCGAAGTAGGTGGTCTGCACCTTCTGCACCGCGTCCGCAACCTTCGGGTAGAGTTCTGCGACGGTCGGTGTGTCGTCTGTGTAGGTGACCGACTGCCCCGCAGACGCCAACAGTTCGGCGACGAGCGTGGAGTCCACGAGCGTGTGATACGCGGCGGCGAGGTCGGCCATGACGAGCGAGTCGATGTTCGTCCCACGCTCGATCGACTGACGCGACACGTTCTGCTGACCTGCGATGGTGCTCACCGTCAAGTCCAACTTGGTGTCGTCCATGTTCGTCTCTTGGACGGCTGCGCCTTCGGTCTGGACGGCGACGGCTGAACCGGTCGTCACCTTCGAGATCGAGATGGTGAGACCCTGCGCGGGCAGTTGGTGACGGCGCGCGCGGTCGGCGACGGGCCTTCCTGCCCTGGCGAGCGGAGCCGCCAAATCGGTCAGGAACTGCGGCACGATCAGACCCGCGAAGGCCGTCGAGGTCACGTCACGACGCTCGACACGCTCCTCCGCCATGTGACGGGCGAGACGCTGCTGCGCGGCGTAGTCGTTGCTGAACTGCGCGGCGAAGGCGTCACGGATGAACGACTGCTCACCGTTCTCGGTGTAGGTGCGCGGCTCCGACTTCACGGAGACGATCGCAGCCTCGGCCTGCTTTGCGACACGCACCTCGGCGGCGCGTGCGGCACGCTGCTCCAACTCGATGTGACGCTCGATCTGTGCGTCGAGGTCGCGCACGATGTCGAGCGCGGCGGCGATCTTGGCATCCTCGTCGGCGGTCAGGTCGCGCGTCTCGGTCTGTGCGGCGGCGACGAGGCCATCGGCCTCGGCGATCAGCGCGGCACGCTTCTCGGTCAGTTGCTCTGAGTAGTTCACGATGTTGCCTCTCATCCGACGGTATCAGTTGCCGCAAGTGGCGGCGAGTGCAACGCGGCTCGCTACCGGCTAACGCTGTCGCGCCAACGCGAGTTGCGCTTGCCGCAACCTCACGAATGTCGTGACGGGCGCGATGGTAGCAGGCTCCTCCGCGTCGCGCAACAGCATCCCCCGAACCTCGGCAACCGTCTGCTCGTAGGCGGGGAAGGTGACGACCGAAACATCGTACAACTGAACCTCGCGTAGTTCGCGGGTGCTCCGATCCTCGCTCCACGAGTCCTTGATGGTGCGGAACGCGAACGACATCTGCGACAGGTCGCCGCGACGCATCGCCGACACCACCCGCGCCGCATCAGGGTTCCCGAGGTCGAGGTCGGCCTCCACCATCAGCCCCCGACTGTCCTCGTCCAGCGACAGGGTGCCCGACTTGGTGCGGGCCAGCGGCACCCCTTCGTGATCCACCAGCAGCCGCACATCGGCACCGTCGTTGATCGTCTTGGCGAACGCGCCCCGGCGCACATACTCCGTCCACGGCAGCGGCTCCGACGGCGTATCGAACACCGCCGCATACCCGTAGAGGGTGGCGGAGTCCTCGCGGGCACGCAGTTCGAGGTTCGAGTACGCGATCGTGCGCCGCTCGTCCTTCTGAACGGACACCCAGCCGTGTTCAGTCATCGTCGGCATCTTAGTCACCTTTCGGGTAGCGGGGATGGTCGGGGTGCAGCAGATCGTTGTCCGACACATAGTTCGGGTTCTCGGGTCGCCCGTTGCGTGCCAGATACAGGAAGGCGTTGACCCGTGCCATGGCCCACGCCGCCCGCGAGATGCCGGGGCGGTGCGAGGTGGAGTACGCGCCCGCGCCGCGCCGCCATACTGCTTTCAACGCCCCGAGTCGCACCCGCGTCCACTCAGGCTTCCCGTCGTCACGCATCTTCTCGTTGTGCTCGTCAGCCTTCGTCTGCAACGCCTTCTCGGTGGATGCGTCCAGCGTGATCCCACCCGTCTTGTCTTTAGCAGACCCCGGCGCGTTCTCGTCGCTCCCCTTGATCTGATCCTTTGGCGGCGCTGGCGCACGCATCTCCTCGGCGTTGAGCCGCTCCACGATCCGCTCCGCATACGCCTGTGCACGCAGCGCCGACGCCTTCGACGACCCGCCACCCCACAACAGCATCGCCACCAGCCCCGGCGTGATCTCCCCCGGCTCATCCACCGCATCGAGATCGACGATGTGCCGTGCGATCCACGGGCCGATCTTGCGCCACTTCGCCTCCGACAGCGCATCGCCGTTCGCCATCCGTCGCGCATCGGCGACCGTCGCAGGCACCAGCCCGTCACCCGACTCGCCCTGCTCGTGTAGGGCGAGACCGCGACGCGCCGAGGTGCGCATGAACGCGGGCGCGACGAGGTTCACCGCCCGATCCTCGTAGTCCGCCATCCCCGACTCCTCAGGCTCCACCGACATGAGACGCTCGGGGATAACCCACAACTTGCAGACACCGTTCGGCACGATCTGTCCCGACACGATCTGACATCCGCCGCCGCCGCGATAGAACACACAGTT